GACCCTCACACATCAGCATGCACTTCAACACCGCCGTCAAAGTCTATTTCCTTCGCTCAACATATGATCAGGAATTGGAGCTCATGTCCAATTCGCGGATGTACAAAAAGTACCTCCGCACTAACCGATCCGCGTAGGGATGCCCTGTCGTCTCCCCCGGTGTGGACACCAACGTCGTTTACGACGAGGTGTCTGGTACCACAATCACCGGGAGCAGGTGTCAGGGTAAGCAACGGGTTGTGCGCACGCTTACACAGTATGGTTCTGGAGCTGTGTATGGTGTTCACAATGCCTCATTTCGGAATTTAATGCGAGGAATCACAGAACGGGTGTTATATGTTCTGGATGGTGGCAATCTGCGGCCACCTAGGAAACCTGATGAAATTGGCTTTGAGCGTTTGGCTGCGATTCGATCGCAACTGTTGATGCATTTGTCCCCGACCACCGTGGTCCCTAGGGCCGGTTATGCCGGTCTATACCACGGTCGCAAGCAAGTGATTTATCAGCGGGCCTACGAGTCCCTGCTCTCGAGGGGTATTACTCGGAAAGACTCTTATGTGTCCACTTTTGTCAAGGCCGAGAAGGTTAACTTCTCGGCTAAAGGGGATCCGGCTCCTCGTGTGATCCAACCACGGTCACCTCGATACAACCTCGAAGTTGGACGCTACTTGAAGTTGTTCGAAAGTGAATTGGTCCATGGTTTTGCACGTATGAAGGGGTATAATGTGATATTGAAGGGTCTCAATGCCGACGGTGTGGCTTCGCAACTTCGTCGCAACTGGGAGCACTACACACGACCTGTCGCTATTGGGCTTGATGCCTCGCGGTTTGACCAACATGTCTCCCGCGCAGCGTTGGAGTTCGAGCACTCGGTCTACAATAGTGTCTTCCATTCGCGCGAGTTGCGGAAACTGCTGTCTTGGCAGCTCTCCAATAAAGGATTTGGGCGTGTTGGCGACACCTGCATCAAGTATGATGTTGAGGGGTGTCGTATGTCGGGTGATATTAATACCGGCATGGGTAATTGCTTGATCATGTCTAGCGCCGTGTTGGCGTATTTTGATCACGTTGGGGTGGATGCTCGGCTGTCGAACAATGGTGATGATTGCGTTGTGATATGTGACCAGCGCGATTTACACAAGTTTGATGGAATAGACGAGTGGTTCAACTCACTCGGGTTTAAGTTAACCCGGGAGGAACCGGTGCGTTGCTTCGAGCGCGTTGAGTTTTGCCAGGCACAGCCTGTCCTAGTTGGCGGCCATTATCGTATGGTCCGGAACCCTTGGACAGCTATGTCGAAAGACTGCGTCTCCTTGTTATCTTGGGACAGTCTAGGCAGCTTCAATGTGTGGCGCAATGCTATTGGTACCTGCGGTATCGAACTCACACGCGGCGTCCCAGTATGGGAAGCATTTTATCGCAGTATACACGTTGATGTTGAATCAGGGGGGGGAAAAGAACGGGTCTATGATAGCGGACTCGGGTTCATGGCTAATGGTGTGCGCTCGGCTGACATCACTCCGCAAGCTAGATATTCTTTCTGGTGTGCGTTCGGTATCACTCCCGACCTCCAAATTGCCATGGAATCCGGATTTCCCGGTATCCAGTACACGTCTGACCCCCCCATGGTAAACATTTACCAAATCCAAGCTCTTAGTAACAACCCATTATGCCTACTAAATCGCGCAAATCTATCGGCCAAACCCTGACACGTAGGCCACGTGTCCCTCGTCCGCGTATCGTCGCCAACACCGGCGGCAACGAAACTGTGTTCAAGTCGACCTACTTGGCACTGACCCCAGCGACGACCGCTGCTCAGTTCTCCGCAACCGCAGCGATCGCCCCATCCCTCAACGGCACTTCAGCTGATCCTGGAGCGTTGGTGGCTCGTCAGTACCAGGAATACGTGTGCACTAGCCACGGTATTAAATACACTCCAGCCGTTGGCACCACCACCGCTGGAACTGTGTGGTTGGCCTGGATTGACAATCCAGAGATCATTTACAAGTTCGTGGCCGGCACCTACACATACTCCGACGCGCTTACTATCGCTCAGACAGTCGCGCACCACAAGTCTGGACCAGTGTGGGAAGCCATGGACTTCTCAGTCTCGTTGCCCCCTAGAAGGAAGTTGTTCAGTGTTGACACCACCAGTGCAGGCTCGGCCGAAGTCGCCGACCGAACCATGCAAGGGATGTACATAGTTGTGTCAACAGCAGTCCCGATCAACACCAATCCGTTTGGCTATGTCACGACGTCGTACACGTGCCGCGTTAGGGGCCTGCAGAGTCTCGCAGCAACTGGTATTTGAAACCAGGTGTGTTGCGGGCCGAGGCAGCATGCATCATACAATGTGACGGGATGGAATCGACAACCGTGTGGTAATGGCGCACCGTTGGCCCGACGTGATTCGAAACCACGTCTTTGGTTCACTCATTGTTTTGGTG